ATTTGGTACTGCTTCTAATAGTTGCTCGCGAGTCCAGTCATGGCTCACGTTGCGTTCTTCAAATTCAATGTTTCGCGATGTTAGCAATGCTTTGGCTTGGTCGCAATAGGGGCATTGGTCTTTTGACCAGACTATGGCTTTCATTGTGTTTCCTTATAAGTTGGGCAATTGGTCGTAATCTAGGCTTTCGCTCATCACGCCGATAACATAGTTAGTTGATTCGTTCTCTTGCAGTGCAGTTTGTTTCTTTGAGGTGTCTGAATGCTTGTTGAACCAAGGGATGGGTGTGGTCCTAGGCGCCGCTGCTTGATATTTGATACCGATGTCTTTGAGCGCACCCACTGCTGTGTAATCCACAAAATCTTTGAGGATGGCTGCATTGAGTCCAATCACTGGACCTTTGTTGAACAAGTAGTCGGCCCAGTCTTTTTCTTCACGGATCACATCCATGTACAATTCATACACTTCAGCTTCACATTCTTCTTTGGCTTCAGCGAATCTTGGATCTTCTTTGATCACTTGATTGATCATGAATGCGGTCCATTCTTTATGTAGCAGTTCGTCTTGAAGAATCAAGCTGATAATGTTGCCGTTGCCAATGAAGATCTTGTTCTCTACCATGGCCAGGCTAGTGGCAAATGACACCATGAATCTGAATGCTTCCAGTGCATAGCTGGCATGCAGAGCCATCCATATTGCTCGAATATGACTCTTTTCACTCACTGATCCTGGGTTGACTTCTTTGAAGCAGTTCAACTCGTGCAGTCGGTCATAGTAGTTGCCCACGCTTGATGCCATATCAACAATCTCTTTTGTGTCATGGATAGTATTGAACACTTCCTTGGGCACATTGTAAATGTTGCGGATGATGTGACTGTAACTGCGACTATGGATGTTGGTCTCAAAGAAACTCCAGTTATACATCAATGCTTCTAATTCTGGCAAGCTCACGCAAGGTGTGAATACCTGTGCCGGTCCTCGTCCTTGCAGACTATCTAATGCTGTTTGGCGTAGTAGATTTGAAGTAAAAATATGCTTGACAGCATCTGACGCATCTTTGAAGTCATTGGCATCCTTGCTGAGACTAATCTCTTCGGGTACCCAAAAGAATCCACGAGCAGTCTGTTCGATCTTTTGTATCTTGTTGTATTTGACTTCTTCGAAGCGTTGGATTGTGACAGGACCTTCTGGGTCCAGGAACATCTTGCGATTGAGATAATCGGTCTTTGTGGTTAGGTTGTATTGTTGTTTTGACATAGTATCCCTTAAAGTTTGCAAGATTCGCAGTCTTCCGCATCATCAAAGTCTATGGGCATGAGTGGTGCATCTTCTGCGACCTCTTTGCTGCCTTGTTTGTTAATTAGACTGTAATAAAAAGTTTTCAATCCCCACACATGTGATTGCATGAGGTTCCGTGCTATCAGTGTGGTAGGTACCTTGCGATCCGCAAAATGTGCAGGGTTGTAGAAGGTGTTGGTGCTGATTGATTGATCCACATATGCTGCAATCACTGCTGCGGTCTTGAGATATCCTTCGCAGTCCTTTTGTTCCCACATCATCTGATACTTATTTTTCAACTTGTGATATTCGGGAACCACTTGCACAAAGCTACCGGCCTTGCTTTCTTTCACACTGATCAAGCTCATGGGCATTTCAATACCATTGGTACTGTTGATTACCACTGAGCTGGATTCCACCGGGGCCACGGCCATCTGTGTGGCATTGCGAACACCATGCTGTTTCATATTGGTGCGTAGCGTTTCCCAATCCAGTTCCGGGGCAAAGTCCGCAAGTTCATTTACGCCATTGGCTCTGAGTTCCCAGGGAAATACTCCCTTGCCATAGCGTGTGTGTTGGCTGCCCAAGCAGGCACCGCGTTCTTGTGCCAGTTCCACTGACGCTTCTGTGAGGTAGAATGCCATGTGTTCCATCCAAGATTTGATTTCAGCTAGAGCATCCTTCTCCCCGTAACGCAGGCCCCTCTTGGCGTGCCAGTAGGCAAGGTTTGTGACGCCGATACCAAGTGGTCTGATCTCATCGTTGGACAGTTTTGATTGGATGGATAGGAAGTCTTGGTAATCAAGAATATTATTGAGACTGCGGTGCAGAATGCGGGCAGCCCTACGCAGATCTTCTGGGTTACGGAAGGCTCCCCAGTTGAGACTTCCCAGTGTGCAAAGTGCGATGCGACCATCAGGATCATCCAACCGCTTAAAGGAACGAGTAGGTAAAAGTATTTCACAGCAAAGGTTACTCTGGTAGATGGTGTGATATTCCGGATCAAACGGCCCCTGGCTCATCACATTGTCAATGAACACTAGATATATACGTCCAGTGTCTGTTCGTTCTTTGAGAATACCACTCTTGAAAACTTCCTCCGCAGCCATCGTCTTCTTACGCAGGCCTTTCTGCTTTTCATATCGGCAGTAAAGTTCTTCAAACAGTGCAGTATCTTTATAAAATGCTTCATATAAGTCAGGTACCTCGTTGGGGTCAAAGAATGTTATGTTTTCCTTGTTCTTGAATCGCCGCCAGAAAAATGCGGATAGAACCACACCATAGTCCATGTGTCTGACACGGGTTTCTTCCGTGCCTTGGTTGTTCTTGAGCACAATAAGATCATCAAACTGATGATGCCAAATAGGATAAAAAACAGTAGCACTTGCATTGCGGATACCTCCTTGTGAACATGAACGTAGATCACCAAACCACTTTTTCAAGAAAGGTATCATGCCGGTGTGCATGATCTCTCCACCACGGATGGGACTACCCAGTGGCCGCAGGCGACCAATCTCCAGTCCAATGCCAGCTCGTTTGCTGGCATACTTGGCCATCATCTCTCCACTAGCAAAAATGCTGTCTAGGTCATCATCACTGCGGATAAGAACGCACGAACTGAATTGCTTTGTTGGAGTGCCAAGCCCAGCGAGAACAGGAGTAGCAAGAGTAAACAGGCCATCTGAAGCTGCGTTATAATATTCTTTAATATATCGCATGCGCGCCGTATTAGGCTCTTCTTTGTGGAATACGGTTGCTGCCGCAACCATATAACGGACCTGTGGTGTTTCATATGTTTCCTTGGTAGCACGATTCTTCACCAGATACTTTTCGATCAATTGTTCAATAGCAGCATAACTGAGACTCTCATCCTTGTCATGATCGATCATGTCCTGCATGCGGTTCCAATCTTCCTCACTGTACCATTCCATCAGTTCAGGAGTATAAAGACCGGTTAAGACATTCTTTTTGACTATTTCGTACAGGTGAGGTACAGTATAGCTTCCATACACATCTTTTCGCAGCATACTCAAGCGTTGTTTGCCTGCCACGTATTGATAGTTGGTGTGACCTACATCCGGATTTGATTCTACGTCGATAAGATCTACTATGGCTCTGAGTGTGATGCCGTCAATTTCTCGTGTGCTGATACCATCATAAAAGTGCATCTGTGCCTTGATCTCTACCATGCTTTGGCTAACATCTGCTATACCTGCACATACCTTGGCAATCTGAGCTTGCCATTTTTCTAATGCCAATGGCTCTCTACTGCCATCGCGCTTTTGTACTGTTGTAATTTTCATCTCTACCTTGTTTGTTGTTGTACTTGTTGTTGAGTCAAGCTGTGTCGTATTTGATATTGGCCTGGATCAATATTTAACACGCGAGACTGGTCCCAATTCAATATATATTTCTCTTGGCTGATCAGGACTAAATTGTCGGCTCCGGTGTCTATCAACGCAGCATCTTGTAATTCTGGGTGATCTATCATAGTCACAGTATACAGGATTCCCAGGCCGCGAGCAACCGGACAATAGATATTGTCGCTCAATAATTGCCATGGATCGGGCCAATCTGCTTGATCGTCCCAGTGCAAATGATATGCTGACCAGGGGGCACAAAACCACCATGTGTTGATGGATTCTACAGCTTCTCCAGCTGTCATAGATTCAGCAGCCTGTCTCAGTTGTTGCCATTTTTCAAGCCGCTGGGCAAAGGTTGGAAACCACATTAATTTAAATGTGTTACGCTGTATTTGATGTTGCCTACGTATCCAGAGTTGGTCGATGTGTAACTCACTGTGATATTTCCGCCAGCTGATGCTTCTGCTGCAACCAGTGTGATACCACTGATACCATTCTCCGAGTATTCATCTGTGTACCCAAACCCGCCACCTAATCCGTACACCACTGTGAGCTGGCCAGTTCTAGCAAAAACATCACGGGTGATGGTGTAATCCATTTTGAATGCTTTCATGATGCTGGTATCTACAATGAACAATGTGCCCGAGCTGTTGTTGGCCAGGCTGTCATTGATACCATTATCTCTCGCATATGTTCCTTGTGCCAATTGATTGGCAATGCTGTTGCTGGCCGAATTAGCAACATAATACGTGATACCACGATTGTTCATGCTCATCGCGGTGCTGTTGGTATTGCTCAATGCGATACGAGCATATGTGGTGCTGCTGGCAGTGGTGCGGGTGAACATGTCACCCACACTGATATTGTTATCCCCGGAGATCAAGATTATGTTACTGGCCGGAGACCCTATACCCGAAAAATGATTTCCTACGTCATAGAAAGTGTTATATGCGCTGGCATTCAATGAGCAAGCACTGAACACAATACCTTCCACATAGATGTTGTCAAATGTGTTTTGTACTATCCTCACACCAGTGGCATTGGTACTAAAATACAAACCTTGGTACAGTGTGTCAAAGTTGCTGTTGCTGTAGGTGATACCTTGTAAAGTAGCACTGGTGGATGTGGCATATGTACAACCTGTAAATTTACAAGTGTCCATGATGATATTTTCGCAAGCCGGAGAAGTTCCGGCAAAATCCACAGCACGAGTATCATCGACAGCATCGCCAAGCTCGGCAGTGGTCAAACTACCTGCAAAGGTCACTCCTCGGGCTGAACATTGTTGTGCATTTTGCCACAGGAATGGATCATTCAATTGATCTGTGGCAAATGACATATCCTGTATGGTGATATATTGTGGAGGAGTGGCGCCATTGGAGCCGATATTCACTCCGGTCTGTTGCAGACTGTCTGCTGTGCTGGCCACACAAGAAGGTAATGTGGTAGCTGCACCTGTGCCGATGTCGCCCCAATAGTATTGACCACTTCCGGTTGTACTACCTAATGCAGTGCCAATTGGCACGTCAAAGTTGGCTCTGTAAAAACTGCCCGAATTACTGACTAGAACACCAGCAGAATATGAGATTGCATTGGTCCAGGCATTTACAGTAAATTTAACGATACTGGAATTGGAACCTTCACCATACAGCAATGCATAAGGAGGAATAGCTATGGTATCAGTGACCACATAAGTTCCGGCAGGGAAAAACAAACTACGACGGATGGCAGTATTGACTTCTCGGCAGTACAATTGATATAACGCACGATTGATGGCAGCAGTGTCATCTGTAACTCCATCACCAACTGCACCAAAATCGGTAACTATCGCGTAACTGTCAAGTCTGGCCTGGATGCTCTGTGATTCCGGCGAACTGGTACTGGGGCCAGTTTGTACTGTGTATCCAGCAGCAGCACCTTCGTACGTGTAGGCAGTGCTGAATGCCAATATGTCAGAAAATTCTGTTAATACTTCGGTATTTCCAATGACCGGAGCACCGTCTTCAATGGTACCGTTTCCAATAAAAAGTTGTCGGGTATCAGTTGCCCAACCAAGTTCTGCACCGGCCAGCGGTTGTGGTAGGTCTTCGGTTAAGCCCTTGCGTTGGGTGATTCTTGAAATTTGTACAATTGCCACGATGTGATTCCTTGAGGTATCACATATTTAGCCTGGATTGGTCAGGGCCACTAGATGTACTTGGTGTAATATTCTTCTACTTTTCGCCACCACAGATCACGATAACGGTCGTATTCTGTGCCCTCTAGCACAAATTCTTGATATTGTGGCTTTGAGATGAGATTATGACCCGCATCAAGGTCGGGCTTGACACACATCAAGATCACACCTTTGCGTATTTTTGTGCCATGTAATTCATTGTGTGCTTCTGCGTAGGCGCATAACTGTACAAAGTAATCATCAATCCATTCACGTTTCTTGGGCTTGTTGGTCTGCTTGTAATCCAGGATTGATTCTTCATTTAGATGTATGCCAGCACCATCAGTTGTGCCTGCATAGATTTTAGGAAAATACAGCGGCACTTCAATACCCCAGAATTCATTCACATTCTTCAATCCCTCTGCAATCACAGTCTTGGCCATCTCGTGGCTGCTCCAACTAAAAGGATTGGTTCCACGTTCTTTGATCGCACCTTGTTTCACATACTCTTCAAGATAGGTATGCATCCTGGTGCCACGGTTGGCTGCTTCTGTGGTTATCTGTTGTGCTTTTTCCGCACCCACTGCACGTCGCCAATTGTGCAATGCTGCTTTGCTAGCTTCGCTCTTGGTCCGGTCCAGGATCGTGGTCACAGATGGTAGATTATTGCCATCAGGTGTGGCATAAAATCGTTTGCCCTCTATAGTGACTCTGGGAATGGGTTGATAGTTAAAGCGAGGGTTGTACATGAGTTTTTAGATTATCTAAGATTTGTGATTTGCAATTTCGACTACAGTTGATATGCCATCTGTCTTGTTTGAGACTGTTCACTAGTTCGTGTTTAAAAAGTTTATGCTTTAGTATGTCCAATAATGAATATTTGGTCAAGTCTTGATTCTCAAATCCATCAGTCATGTCATGAAGTTGTTTGGTTCCTGGCCAGTTCAGTTTGGTATCAAAATGCATCATACAACACGGAATCACATGATTCAAGTAGTTGATATACAATCTTCCTTGAGACTGCCATGGGCAAATCCTATCAGGATTATGAGTTGAAATATCTCTTTCTCTTACAAACTTTCTGGCACTATGTATAACTTTTCCTCGTGACTGATTTATGGGTTGTTGCAAAAAATGTGATGTCTGTCCATGGATCACAACCGGCCACATTTCGATGCCATTAAAATCTCCTGATCGACAAGGGTCATAATCTATTTCGGCAAATCCCAGGTGTTTACTGAGGGCTATTACCTTGTCCAGTTGATGTTCGTTGTGTCTGAATAACAAAAATTTCCAAACAGCATTGCCACCGGCATTGATGAAAGATGTAGCATTGTGAATGATCTTGTTGAAGTCTAACCCGACTCTATATAGATGGTTAGTATCTTCTAACCCGTCAATGCTAAAAGTTACTTTTAGTCTTGCATGATTTTTTTCTGCCAATGATCGCCACCAAGCCGAGGATCGTATACTGCCATTGGTCACAATCTGTATTTCCGGACTTGAAGGTGCTTGCAAGAAAAAATCAATAATTTTTTCTATCTTGGGATGCATGATTGGATCACCTTTATCGCCTTCCAATCTCACTATCTTTAAATTAATCAACTGATCAAGTTGAAGATTTGATTGTATTGAATCAACATCCAAATGCCCTAGTGTTAGATCAGGATGTAGATTACCATCTGAATCAAATCTTGGACAATGAGGGCAGCCGGCATTGCAATAAGTAGATAGCTCTATCAATAACAAAGTGATATCAGCCAGTTCCATCTCAGACTCTAAAACTTTCTCCACATCCACATCGATCTCTCTCGTTGGGATTGGAGAATTCAAATCCTTCGTTGAGTCCTTGACGAACATAATCTATAGTGATACCTGAAAGATACACTTCGTGCTTTTTGTCTACTATCACAGAGAATCCAGCTTGTGCATAGTTGATCACGGTGTCAAGGTCCGATGGGTGTGCATCTATATATTCTAACACATAAGCTAGTCCAGAGCAACCAGTAGTTTTCACTGCCAATCGTATGCCTATGCCGCCGCGTTTCTCTAGTAGTCGTCGGATTTTTTTATCGGCTGTTTCAGTTAGGGTTATCATGACGGCTGCGATAGTCTGCCACTGCTGCTTTGATAGCATCTTCCGCAAGTATTGAACAATGAATCTTGACCGGAGGCAATGCAAGCTCAGATGCGATTTCTGAATTTTTAATTGCCGACGCAGCATCAAGAGTCATGCCCTTGACCATTTCAGTAATTAGCGAACTTGACGCAATCGCCGACCCGCAGCCATACGTTTTGAACCTGGCATCTTGGATGATTCCATCCACTACCTTGATCTGCAACTTCATCACGTCGCCGCAGGCGGGTGCGCCAACCATGCCGGTGCCAACAGTATCGTCGCCTTTGTCAAAGCTGCCCACATTGCGTGGATGTTCGTAGTGATCAATTACTTTTTCTGAGTAAGCCATGGTGTTTTCCTTATGTTATATAATAAGGTATTTACTCACAAAGAGCAATAGTTCTGGACTAACCCACTCGTTTTTTCTTCATGGCCGACTTGGCGGCGGCAGCCACTATGTCTTGTGCCCGATTGACCGGCATAGCAGTATTGGCCTCTTCGCCGCCTTTGAATGTGACCACACCGGAGTTGGGATCCAGTGGTGCCAACATGTTGCTCAATGGTGGTTGTGCTATGAGGTCAGCAAGATTCTCCTTGGTCACATTGATGTCTAGACTCTGTGCTAGACTTACGAATGCATCCTGACTTATCTCTTTGCGAGCATTGGTGTCATCGGCACGGCCGGCAAGGAATGAAACCAGACCCATCAATTGATCCGGACTTGGAGTTGCCGCAGCAGAATTGGCAACTTCAAATATACGCATTATCTACGTGCTCGACCTAGTGCAGCGCCAGCTGGGGCTGCTGGCGGTGGTTCTTCTTCCTCACCTGGAGGGGGACCTGCTAAACCCATGTCACCTGCAGCAGCACCCATATCGGCCCCAGCTGTGGCCATGTTACCGGCGGCAGCACCGGCATTGGCGATGGCGCTCATGTCCGGGCCGCCTGTTCCTGTGACCACACCCAGTGCAGCTTCCAGTTGTTGTTTGGCGCCTTGTAGGTTTTGCAGCAAGCCAGCCAATGCGCCGGTGGCATCAGTGTTGAATTGCATGGCTTGATCTACACCAACTTGATTCTTGATGCTTTCAACCAAGGCCGGTAGGTCTTTGAATTGCAATTCAGACACTTCTTCCACCATGTCTTGCATCTTGTCCACTAGGTCTTGTGCGGCCAATACCACTTGGGCTTGTTGGATTTCGGATTCTTTCAATATGCGATATTCTCTACGCAGACGGCTTTCGGCCATGGCCATTGCAGCACCAGCAACCAGTTGCTTTTCTGCCTGTGATAATTCTGCTCCGGTAGAACTTTTCTGCACAGCAGCAGCTACTTTAGGATCCTTTGGTGGTTCTTGCTGTGTGGCTGGCTTTGTGGTTTGGCCAGGAGCAGATCCAGATGAAGTTCCTGGATTAGGTGCTCCGCCGCCACCACCTGGAACAATTACACCTTCTTCGCGCAAGCGGCTGGATAGAGCTTGCTCCATCATGACCAGTTGCAAGTATTTTGGATCCTGCTGGCTGGTATGGCGTGCAGTGGTGCTGCGGTGCTCGCCCAATACGCCACGCACTTTGCTCAGCATCATTCGGGTTTGATTTCTAGTCAAACGATCAAAGCTGATGCGTGAACCAAAATAACTTTCGAATACTTTGGCGATTTGTTTTGATGGCTTAGGAGCCGCTAGTTCTTGCAGTTTCATTATGGAATCCTCTAATCTGTAGGTATTTAGCCGAATTTACACATTTTTC